ACCGCCTCTTGCGCATTTGCTGGATGACTTCTGGCTGCACAATCCCAGACGATGACGCTTGGATTATGCGCCGTTTGCGTGTGGACCAAGAGACATTTGACAGCGTTGTTCGTGTCGTGATTGGCGAGTTTTTCACGTCGGAAAAAGGCCGCCTTAGCAATGCTAAACTGAGCCGCATTTTTGCAGAGACAAACGAGGCGCACCAAAAGCGCGTTTCGGCTGGTTCAAAGGGCGGAAAAGCTAAGGCGCTGAAAACAAACGATACAGAGTCTAGCAATGCTTTAGCAAAGCCCAAGCAACCAGAACCAGAACCAGAACTAGATATAAGAGAAGAGAGTACTAACGTACTCTTGCAATCTGCGCCCCCTGCCATTGATGAAATTGCGAAAGCTGTTTCAGCATACAACGCCACGGCGGCAAGGGTGGGCTGGCCTTCTGTGCAAAAGCTAACACCAGCGCGGCGCGCGGCGGTTCGGGGTAGGCTCAAGGACGCAGGCGGTGCCGAGGGCTGGGAGGTCGCATTGGCCAAAGCCGAGGCATCGCCATTCCTCCGAGGTGAGCGCGGCGGGTTTAGCTGCACCTTTGACTTTCTAAGCAAACAAGCAAATTTCACGAAATTGATGGAAGGTAATTACGATGAACGAGATAACAGCAAGGCCAGCGATACCCGCGCCCACGCCACAACTAACGCGATCAATGTCGCGGGACGAGCAAGACGCGCACCGAGCGCGGATAGCTTTTGACGTTGAGGTAATTCTTGACGGATACTGGAAGGACCGCCCGCCGGAGAATGTAAAGGCTGGCATCCTCGCAGACTGGGCCGACACGCTGGAGGACTGGACGCAAGAGCAGATCTTATATGCCCTGCGAAAGTGGCGGAATGAGAATCCAAGCCGGAAGCCAAACCCAAGCCACATTCTAGGCATCTTAAAGATGATGCGCGGCAAGGCTGAGGTGAAGCGCAACCCGCCTGCACCAGCACCGCAGATTGAGCGCCAGCGTGCCACGAAAACTGAGGCGGCGGCAATCATGGAAAACGCAGGCTTTGCACCAAAACGATTTGCCACAAAACCGATCAATTCAAACAGCGAGGAATAGCAGCATGAAACACAGTCGATATACGCGGCTTCTCGCAGGGGTGACAGCTCAAGTAGCCAAGGCCACGAATGAAGCTGCTGACATGATCGAGATAGACGATGATAATCATGTTGATGCGAAGTCAGTGATGCGCGTAGCCAATGAAATACGAGAGCGGCTTCTTTGGATTGAGCGTGAAGCCACAAAAGCCAACCCCACAGACACACCCAAGGAGACAGACACATGAGCGACACACAGACAAAGGACGCCAGCTATTCGGTAACGGCGGGCGAATTGCGCGCCTTCGTGGATCGGATCGAGCGGCTTGCAAGCGAAAAACAGGACATCGCAGAGCAATCCAAGGAAGTTTATGCCGAGTGCAAATCACGCGGATATGACACCGCCGTAGTGCGCAAGGTTATTGCCCGCCGGAAGCGTGAGGCCGACGACTTGGCTGAAGAGGCTGCGGTTTTGGAAATGTACGAGCAAGCATTGAACGGGGGCAAGTGATATGAAAATCATTACAATCGCAGGCAACATCGGCAAGGATGCTGAGATCCGCACAGCAGGCCAAAATAAGGTCACGGGCTGGACGGTGGCCGTTGATGACGGATACGGCGACAACAAGCGCACACTCTGGTTTGATTGCAACTGGTGGGGCGGTCGCGGTGAAAAGGTTGCGCAGTACATCCGCAAGGGCGAAAAAATCACGGTATCCGGTGAAATGTCCACGCGGGAGCATGAGGGCAAAACCTATCTGACCGTCAACGTTAATGACGTGAAGCTGCAAGGCGGCAATTCAGTTGGTGGATCTTCTCAGCAATCCGGCGGCAACCATGACGCGCCGGAGGAAGGCGGCGGCAATCCAAACAGCAACCGTGATTTAGGTGATGAAATACCCTTCCTCATGGAATGGCGCATCTGATGGAAACGTGGGCCGAAATAAAAGACCGACATGCACTGGAGAAGGCCGAGGCGGTAGCGTCATTGCGTGACGCTGGCCTGACCCAAACGCAGGCGGCTCAAAAGCTGGGCATCCCGCTAGGCCACCTCAACAGCTTCATCGCCCGCAACGGCATCCCGTGGACGCCAGCAAAGCAGGGCAAGAGCCAATAAATCGTTGCAATGTTGGTGGAAAATATCCAATATAACCAAGCGCGGCTAGGTGATGTTTGATCGACTTACGCCGAACACCGACCCTCCCATCGGTTGCCGCGCGCATTTTCAGGGACAGTGACAGGAGATCACACAATGACAGATCAACTCACCACGCTACACGCGCTGAACGTCAAATACGGCGATGTTGTGCATTTTGACATTGACGGAAAAACCGGAAAATACACCATTGGAAGACCTTATAAGGTTTCAGACTTAAACGCACATGCCAGAATATGGCGCATCGTTTCCCGCGCATCCGACACCCCCACAATCTGGGCAGACATGACGCCGGAGGAAAAGGGCGCGCTGTTGCTGGCGCAGTTTGAGCACAAACCTATTGAGATGTTTGCAGACGGCCCTTGGCAGGTATGTACTCCCTCATGGCGCGATGACCGTGCCTATCGCATCAAGCCGGAACCAAAGCGCGAGACGGTGAAGCTTTATGGAAGGAATCATTGCTTTGAATTTAAGCACAACCCCAACAATACAGACACCCACAGCATCACCTTCGAAACCATCGACGGGGAACCTGATTGCGGCACCATCCGCATGGAGCGCCTGACATGACGGTAAACCGCTGGCACGCAAACTCCGACCCACGCCTACGTGACGCTGGAGACACCATCGACGAGCACCAGCGCCGGGTTACAACGCTGTGCCTGTCGCTTGCCGATCATATGGGCCACCCGCTATTCGGCAGTGACCTGCCCTTCGCAGCAGCGAACCACGATGAGGCCGAGCGGATCTTGGGCGATATGCCAGCACCAGCAAAGGCGCGCTTTCCGGCACTGGCAGCAGCATACGAGACAGCCGAGCGCGTTGTACTGGCCGAAATGGGCCTGACGTGGACGATCACAGCCAAGGAGCAGCAGATGCTGCACCTTTGTGATCGCCTGGACGCGTACCAATTCGCCATGAGCCGTGGCGTAACAGGGCAGGAATGGGACGAGGCGCGCACAATGCTGCACGTCATGTCCGACAAGTTCAAAGCGCAGGAATGGGTCGCGGCGCAGATGGAGGCTGGTTTGCAACTTAACTCATAACTTTGCAACTTTGCACTTTTATCATCTGCGTTACGTGATACTAAAATACTGTGGATAGGGTAGCCCCCGAAAAGCTGGACTTTCCCCCCGGCCTGCCACGGTTTCACAAGGGGAGCGCGAAAGGAAAACGCGATGAGTTTACAAGAATACCGCGACTTCATAGCAGGCAAGGCGACGATCCATCAAAAGCATGGAATGGTGCCGATGGATATGAATGGCGCAATGAAATTGCACCAAACCAAGGCAGTCGAGTTTGCCCTAGACGCTGGCAAGGCTGCACACTTCCTTGATACTGGTCTGGGCAAGTCGTTCTGTGAATTGGAATGGGCGCGGCAAGTAAGCGAGGAAACTGGCAAGCCTGTTTTGATCCTGACCCCGCTGGCCGTTGCTGGACAGATGATCCGCGAAGGCCGTAAGTTTGGCATCGACGCGCGCCAAATTCGTGAGCCGGAAGAAGTCGGCGCAGGCATCATGGTGGCAAACTATGAGCGCCTCCCTAAGTTGGACGCATCTGTTTTTGGTGGCATTGTTCTGGACGAAAGCAGCATACTGAAATCCTTTGCAGGCCGCACTCGAAACATGCTTATGGATGTTTTCAAAGATGTGCATTTCAAGCTGGCAGCTACAGCAACGCCAAGCCCAAACGATCACACGGAGTTGGGCAATCATGCGGAGTTTCTGGGCGTCATGCGACAGCAGGAAATGCTGTCTAAGTGGTTTATCAACGATACCAGCACGGCAAGCCAAGACTGGCGTTTGAAAGGTCACGCTGCCGAGGACTTCTGGTCATGGGTTGCAAGCTGGAGCCGTTGCGCAACATTGCCAAGCGACCTTGGCGGCGACGATACTGGATACGTTTTGCCAGAGATTGATCGTAAACTGCACCAGGTGCAGGCGGATCGGAGCGTAGATGCTGAACAAGACATGCTGTTTCGTATTCCCGAATTGAGCGCGACTAGCTTTCATAAGGAAAAGCGGCTGACATTGCATGCGAGGTGTGAGCGCGCCGCAGAACTGGCCAGCCACGACAAGTCTGTGACTGTATGGTGCGAGACAAACGAAGAAAGCACACTTCTCACAAGCATGATTGACGGGGCCATAGAGGTCAGAGGCGACCAAAAGCCGGAAGAAAAAGAGCGCCGCTTGCTTGGTTTTGCAGACGGTGAATACCGCGCAATCGTAACCAAGCCAAAGTTGGCAGGTTTTGGCGTCAACTGGCAGCACTGTGCGCACGCTGTTTTTGCTTCGATCAGCTTTTCATATGAGCAGCACTATCAGGCTGTGCGTAGGTCTCATCGTTTTGGTCAAACGGAGCAGGTTCGCAATGACATTGTGATTGCAGATACTGAGGCCGCAATATGGCGGGCCGTTCATGGAAAAGCTGAAAAGCATGAGGAAATGAAGAGGCGCATGAGTTCCGCAATGAAGCGCGCGCAGTCAGACACAAAGATAAACGTAAAATACGAACGGGCGCTGGACTTGGCGTTTCCGGAATGGATCAAAGGGGAAGTAGCATGACAAAGAAACAACCAGAGTACCAAGGCGATGGATGGGCGCTGCACAATTCAGACTGCATCGAGGGCATGCATGCCATGCCAGAAAACAGCGTAGACTGCGCGATATTCTCGCCGCCATTTGGTGACTTGTTCGTCTACTCAGACAGCGAGCGAGACCTCGGAAACGCTGGCACTGGTCAGAAATTCATTAATCAGTATAAGTTTTTTGCAGAAGCGTTGACGCGGGTTCTTCGTCCAGGTCGCATCGCTTGCGTTCATTGCACAGACCTACCAATGCGAAAGGGCAGGGATGGGGCCATAGGGCTGCAAGACTTTTCAGGCGATCTTGTACGGGCGCATACGGCGGCTGGATTAGTGTACCACGGGCGGGCAACAATCTGGAAAGATCCGGTTGTCGAAATGCAGCGCACAAAGGCGCTTGGTTTGTTATACAAGCAGATCCGAAAGGACAGCGCCATGAACCGCGTAGGGATGCCTGATTACATGCTGTTCTTTCGCAAGGATGCTGTAAACGAACGGCCCATTGAACACGCGGCACCGCAGACAAAAGAGGCGGTGAAGATTGCGCGTGAGTGGCTCGACCAGCTAACACGTGAAGGGCTTTGCGCAGGGACGCCACCCGATGATGTTCTTGCCGAATTGGTGAAAGACGCAGAGTTCGATGTGATGGAATGGCAGCGTCTTGCGTCGCCTGTCTGGATGGATATTCAGCAAGGCAATGTTTTGCGCAGTTTTAGAAAAGCCAAAGGCGCTAACGATGAAAAGCACGTCTGCCCATTGCAGCTTGATGTTATCCGCCGTTGCTTGCGACTGTATTCACGCCCCGGCGATGTTGTTATGGACCCTTTCAATGGGATCGGCAGCACGGGGTATGAGGCACTAAAAGCCCGCCGCAAGTATATCGGATTTGAGTTGAAGCGTGAGTACGCAGAACAGGCAAACCTTAACTTGCAAGACGCTTCACAAAGTGGCGCTGATCTGTTTGCAGCGCAGTAACAGAACAATTAGCTGAATCGTAAATGGCATATAGCAATTTTTGCACGGGTGTCGGAACCAGCCTAAAGTGATTTAGCTTATTGCCCCAGATGCGGATACCCAAGACACGAAGCATCTGGGGATTGTTTGGAGAACACTAATGACCCACCACGCACCAATCGTCGCCGCACACAAAGGCAAGGGCTACACAGAGCGCCAGTACGCCG